TCCGTTTCGGAGATTGTCTGTTCGCCATTCCATCGATCAAATACTTGTATTGGTTTATCTGTAACATCAGCCCTTCGCTCGATTGCTTTTCCTTCAGTCCGATCCGCAATAAAATGAACCGCCCAACTCGACCCGCTTAATGCTTCAACATAAACCCGCTGTAAGATCAATTCCAATTTCTCACCCACAACTTTTTTCGTTTTTTTATCGATCCAATCTTCTTTCCCGATCCTCCTTAACATATCAGGAATTGATTGAGAGCCTTTTGGCTTTCTTCCTCTGTTCTGAGGATTGTCTTTAAAGCCGCCTTTTCCTGTCTTATTCAACTTGGATCAACTTGTAAGTATAAGTTCAGCTTAAACTCTCTTCTGGAATGTTTAAAGCCTCAATGATTGCGAATTCAAAACACTTTGATTCGGATTCATAACCAAGAAGCATTTCACATTTGTCTTTCCAATTCAACCAATTTTCATAAACTTCTTCGCTCACAACGAACTTTACTGTTTTTAATTCTTCGTCTTCATATTCGCCATTGTTTTGGAATTGATCCCAGTCAAAATCTAACAATTTTTCCAGATTTTCCATATCTTCTTTTGTGTCTGGCATAAATTTCTCTAACTGATCGATCGTAAATTCTTTTAAAACATCATCTTTGAAGATTTCAGCATAAGCAATTAAATCATCTTCAAACCATTTATGATTCCTACGTCTGGCAATCGTTATCGCTTTTGCTTTTGATATATCTCCGAAGTTTTCACAAGGCACCGTTTTCCATTTAAGTTTTTTTATTGCTTTGAGTCGATGATTACCATCGATCACTTCAAATTTTCCTTCAATTTCCCGTACCGCAACAACCCCGGCTGATTTATCTTCCTTAATTGAATTACATAGTTTTTCAATTTGTTCCTTCGTCCCGTCTGTTTTGTAATTCCATTTGGCGGGGATCAAGTCTTTTATGTCGATTTCAACTAATTGTGTTTCATTCATTCCAAGTAATACCTCTTTTTTTCCATAGTTTCGTTATATATTTTTCATACGCTTTAAATTTTTTTATACTTTTATTAGTAAAGAATGACAATTTATCACTATGCCTATATCTTTTTTTCCCTACTTGAAATTGTATATAAGAAATGCTATCTACTGAATAATAAGGATATTTTTCAAGTCCCGAAAAACTTGAATATCCAAAACCGTGATACTTTGTTTGTTTGTTCCAATTTTTAAATACATAATTAAGATATGATCTTTTAACTTTTTCACTTGTATCGTTTGCAGGGCTAATTCCAACATAATCAGTATTTTCTTCATATTTTTTAAGAATAGATATATCTTCTCCGTAATGATATACAGGCATAACATTTTTTAAGTGCTTTTTAAGATATAAAAAATTTTCTATACTTTTTTCAATGCAAATACCGATTTTTTTCTTATTACTATTTGTTTTTGGAATGACATCAAGATTTACAAATATAAATTTTTTCGGCAACAATTTACAGAAATTCAAATAATCATCTATATCAATAATTTTTCCCGTGTTCCATAAACTAAAAGAGCCACTATCAATTATAATAGAATCTTCTTTTTGTATATTTTTTATTCCTGTTGAATCGGTTGCAAAACTATAAAGATAATTTTTAACATTATTTTGCCGGAGCAATTTTATTCTTGGTGTTGGGCTACTAAAATAATATTTCATAGAATTCCCTCTATACAGGTAGTGTCAAATCCTCCTCTTGTATTATATATAGTTGTTACCTTAACCGGTGTTTCTAAAATATTTTCCAAATCTTCTTTTATTCTTTTAGTTACACCCTCTTGATATATTCCTACATTTCTAAAAGTTGTTAAATAATATTTTAAAGATTTTAGTTCTATACACTTGTTTCCTTTCGGATAATATTCTATACAAAGATAAGCAACATCAGGGAGCCCACTAAACGGACATACAGCAGAAAACTCTTTATTTTCAGTTACTATTAATTGATTCGGACTATTAAAATTAAATGTTTCTAAATAATCAGTTCCTATATTGTCAGGACTATCAAAATCAAACCTCTTTCCTTCTGATTTAGCCATTATATCTCGTCATATTTAAGTGGGTCTTTTGTTCCTGCTTTATCAAACGCTTCTAATCTTTCCGTGCAACTACCACATTTTCCACACGCCTTATCTTTTCCCTTGTAGCAAGTCCAAGTTAAAGAATAATCCACATTCAGAGCTTGACCTTTTATGACTATATCACCTTTGTCTATATTTAAAAACGGTGCAACCAATTTTATTTTATGCCAATCACACATCTCGATTGTTTTGGATAATTGTTTTACATATTCTTTCCTACAATCTGGATAAATGTCGTGATCGCCTGAGTGGGCACCATAAAATACTTCATTAGCTTTTATTCCAATGGCGTATGAAGTTGCGAGGGAGAGCATCACCATATTTCTGTTAGGAACTACTGTCTCTTTCATATTCTCGTCCGCATAATGTCCCTCTGGAACTTCCCAATCATCCCTCGTTAATGATGAGGGTGCCAATTCATTCAATATTGACAGGTTTATTATTTTATGAGGGACATCAAACTTTTGGCAAGTTTTTGTTGCGACCATCAATTCTTTTTTATGCTTCTGATTGTAATCAAAAGAAATAGCACTTGTTTCATATCCTTCGGAAAGGATTTGGTAAAGCAAAGTTGTGCTATCCATTCCCCCGGAAAGAATAATTACCGCCTTAGACATAAGTTCATAAACTCCTCTCTCGCTTTACTTTGTTCTAATAATGCTCCCTTCAAAGCTGATGTAATCATTTCACCTTTCTTTTTAATTCCACGCATCTCTTGGCATAAATGTCGCCCTTTAACAATCACACCCAGACCAACCGGATCAAGATTTTCCCACAAAAAGTTTGCGATATCTTGGGTCAAGTATTCTTGAGTATTTAACCGTCTTGAAAACTTATCAACTGTCCTTGCCAATTTCGAAAGTCCTACTAACTTCTTATGAGGAATGTAACCGATTGT